ATCATGCCTGCGCTGATGCATGGCACTAGCAGTGACATTATCCATCGATCGACCCCGCCCATCATCAGATCACGCAGACTCGGCTTGGCCGCAACCGGAGTCCAGGTGGCGCGCTCGCATCGGTTACTGACCACCAGCGTAAGCAGCATTCAGACAACTAGACGCCAGAAGATCCACGGAGCGGAAAGCCTGATTTGCAAGCTTCTTAGCGTTCTGAAGGAAAATACCCGGCAGGGCCACGCTGGCAGTGCCGACATTTAGATTGATGAATCCGTTCTGCTGACCGAGGGTCATCACGAACTGTTCCACGCCCCAGTTCTGAGACGTCATGCCACCGGTGATATCGGTGTTGCTGTAGGGCTGGGAATAGCCAACAAGCGTCGGGAGCAAACCCGTGCGGGTGATAGGCTTGGTTTCACCGATATTGGAAGGATAGATTTCACGCTCGGCAAGATCACGAAATCCAAGTTTCGGAGTGAGTGCATCGCGGAAATCACGATCAAGAAAGCCCTGCTGAATAGCCGGCTGGAGGGAGGCTGGAAGGTTATTAAACGCCATGGGTAATCCACGTATAGATCACCCATGCTTGACTGCTGGGTGTCGGTATCGTGTTATTTATCTAAGAGGCGATAAAGACCGACCCGACTTGCCCAATACTTTAGTTACTGACCGCGCAACATCGCGGCCTTAGCACGTTCGTATTCGTCCTTCGAAATGTCGCGAACATTGCGAGGTCCCTGATCAGCCACTTTAGGGGCTGGCTTGGTATTAGAAGTCGTGCCACTCTTCACTCCAATTGATACATCAGCGAACAGATACGGCTTGCTCTCCTTCAGTGCTGCAATGAGAGCATCCGCTCCCTCAACATCACCATTATGGTCCAGCTTGACACCAGAGAGATCCGCTAGTTTGAGACCATCAAGGTCATGCATACCGGCAGCATTTGCGATTCTCTTCAGTTCAGATCTAACGATCCGCGCTTCGCTCTCAGTCTGGACCTCAGCAACTCGTGCCTCGGCCGCTTTTTTTGACTCGGTCACCTCTTCCTGAGCAACCCGGAGGGCCGCCTCGAATTCGGCTGCCTTAAGTCTTGCCGCTTTATTTTCGGCCCGCAGTTCCCTCACGTAATCAACGCTAAAGGTCTGCTTGGATTCATTGGTATTTGTGCTTTCCGGAGCTGACCCATCAGTGTCTTGGCTGCGGAGAATAGTTGGTCTAATAAACATAGTCATAGTCCTAAATTGCCTCTGCATCTAGCGGAGGGCTTGGAGACCGGGAAATCCGATCCCTCGCCGAATCATCGGCTGTCCCGTTAGGGATTTTCGCTGGCTGACACGACCGTCGGAGGCAGGAGCGCAATCTGAGCCCTCTGGTCGGCAGCAATAGTATTTAGCTCCTGCTGCACGTCCTCGACGCCCACCATTGAGGCAAGCAACTTGACGGCAGTTTCACGCGACATAGCGCCAGCGCCAGTCAGGGTCTGGATTGCATTCGAGGTTTCGAATAAATCCGTGGAGGTGACGGCATACCAACTCGGCCATTTCAACATCAATCCGGTAGGATCAATCGCCACATAGGGCTGAGAATCGATCAGGATCCCATCTTGGATCACGGCCGAGGCCTCACACACCATACGCATGAGGTCCAGCAAACCGCCCTCTCCGTACGTGATGCGCATTCGATCAGCCAACCAGACTAGTCCTTGGTTCATCATCTCCATAGCCCGGCCGGACTGTGCAGCGGACATCTTGTTGGCATCGGCCCGGTTGCCGTGCATCATTTCTAATGCCTGAGCCCTGAGACGGTCACACTGAGATATAAGAGCGCGAGACCCCTCCCCGCTTGTCTCCAACAACTTGGCGTCAGAATTGGAATCCGATGCCATGATGGCGCCTGCTGCTCCACCGATTTGGATAGGAGAACCGCTATTGGGATCGAAGGACGGTTCTTTGATCCATAGTGTGGGATCTGCCGAATATTTGAGCCCGCGTCCATTCTGAGACGTGAGGGCATCGAGTTCACCCACGATGTCGATCGCGGCCTCAAATGTGCATTCGCCATCGCAATCGTCCGCATCAGTAGGCGTGTTACGGATCCATACCACAGGGCAAAATCCAAGCCCATGGGTGACAGTCCGAATTTGATCTAGCACTGGTCTTATGGGTTTCTTCGGATCGCGCGCCTGAACTGGATATGGCAAGTACCATTCCTCGTCTTGATCAGTCCAGACGGTCTGGACCCAATGCTGACCGTCTGCCTCATCGATCTGATAGCCCGCATCAATGAGGGACTTGGGATCAACCTTGTACCGACGTGTAACGGATAGCAGACGATCCGGATTGTAGGGATCAAACACCGGAGTGAGATAAGGAGTCGGAAGTACTTTAAAAAAGACTTTGCGCTTCAAGACCTGCATCAAAATAGCGACAGATCCCACGGATCCCCGATTGGCAGCACGGTGCATGATTTCATTCACACGGCTGTCACGGATTAGATCTCCCAGTGCTTTGCCAGTCTGGGGTGATGCGCCATGGATCTGAGGGAAATGCGCCTCACTAAAGAGAAGTGAAACTGCATCTTCCACCACTGTGCGGCATAGCTGAGTGGGAGTAGAGGGCCGGCGCTTATCTAGAGGGATATACTCGCCCGATCGCGTCCGTTCCTCGCTGAATGGAGTCTTGAGGTGCTGATAATGAGTGCCGTCAAGCACGCGTGTTAGAGCGAGGAGCCGATTAGTTCTCGGGCTCAAGTCGTTGTCGTACGGCATCGAGCCGCGAAGTGTTTGCCAATCCATCGACTATTTACCCTATCGGGCCATATGGGGGATATAGAGGTTGCGGAGTTGACCCGGTGGCTTGACGAGAGCACTGGCGGCTAGGCTCAGGGCATCAACCTGATCGTCATGGGCAGTGGACCCAAATGCCGCTAGCTCATCGAGAAATGCCCGATTCCACTGCGCGTCTACAATCGATAGATTCCCCACATTGACCTGACTCGCCACTGGATAGGCCAGCTCAGTCTTGTTCGCCCTGACCGGCACCACATCAAATCGGTAGCCATTGAGCCGCGTAGTGATTGTACTCACTACTGCTTTGCCACTGGAGGGGTCCTGTGGGATGATAATTCGCACACCCGTCCCGTCATGCGAGGCCGTATTTTGGATAGCGGAGTAGACGTCTTGGGGTTCGCCCCTGAGACGCACTACATCTAGGACCACTAAGCGACCATCGGGATATTTCGTCAACTTGAGGCCCACGGTCCAGTCAGGATCTCGACCAGCCATTTTGGCACTCCACGCAAGATCCCATGCACGCACGATCTGACCACCAGCTGGTGGTGCGGGTAATTTTCCGATACGGGCAATATCGAACAACGTGCCGCTCTGTGGGGCTGGACGCTGCTGATAAAGCGAGGCCCAAGCCATAGCGCCCACTTCATCCCGCATATTGTCGAGATATTCGGCATTGTGGTATTCGGGCCAGAGCAATTCGCCCGGTTGACGACCAAGTGGATCTGAATCCGATTCAGCAATAGCCGGCAGACTAACGACATTCCATCGATCTGGATTGTCAGCCAGTAGTCGACCACTTAGATCATCCTGATGGAAACGCGTGTTGATGACGACGATTTTTCCACCCGGCTTGATGCGCGGGATAATGTCATCACGAAACCACTGATAGACTTTGTCTCGATATGTTGGGGAATTTGCCAACTCTCTGCTGGGAAAGGGATCATCAACGATCACCAGATCGGCTCGACGGCCCTGTGAAGAGGATCCAACACCCAAGACCTTGTATGAGACACCATTGGTCGTCTCCCATTCGTCATTGGAATCCGACCCTTTGACGAAACTGTATCCGAGTGTCTTAGAGTGCTCATCGATAATGCGTTTTATCTTCTTCGAGAAACTTTTCACCAATGAGTCGGTATTGCTACATGACAGAATGCAGCCACGGGGATTGTTGGCGATCCACCAAGGGACAAAAAGCACAGTTCCGTAATGCGATTTTGCACTTCCGGGAGGAGCACAAATCATCAAACGAGTGCAGAGACCCGCATTGACACGCGTCAGCTCGTCCATGAGGAGAATGTGATGTCTAGCGGGCTGTTCCTCATCGGGCTGGACTAGTTTTGCCCATTCGATCAGGTCGGTTCTTGCCTTGCGGCGTTGCAGAAGGAGTTTTGCTAAACCATCTTGAGTGATTTCAATATCGGCCATCAGGACCCCGAGGTCCATCGGGACCGGATAGTTGTCGGGTATTTATTCCTGTTGGCGCTTTGACCGATCTCACAAAAGAAAAGAGCCGGTAGCGTCCACCACCGGCTCTTCGCAAAACAGAAACTTCTATGTGTAACTTAATGGCTTAATGACTTTTAGGCGGTCCCTCAGCAGCGCTGGAGATATTCGAGGACCCGAGATATTTATCGGTCTGTGCGACCGTTCCCTGAATAGTACCGAGTTTTAGGAGAAACCAAGGCTGGGAGACGATCGCACGCAGTTATTTAGTCTGTTGGTGGATCCTGTGGATCTTGCTGCCACGCTGTGGACCAATGATCAGGACCGCATGCGCGTCTGATATCGTTGAGATAAACGATGTTCTGATGGTCTGGCCACAGGGGCTCGTCGATCTCTCGTCCCATTGCGTCCAGAATTTATTGAGACCTCCCGCACCCGCCCCCACTCCCGTTTTTCTTGCCTTGTGCCGGGCGGGATGCTAGATGACTTTCACGGTCGAAAGATCGGTTCCTTAAGGCGAAGCAGGGGCTACTAGTCCCCTGTGGTGGCAGGATTCGGAACCCTGTCAGCGTGTGGCTTAGCCAGCTGCAACTCACCAGTTTTAATCAAACAGGAGACGGAGCGTGATTCACGCACTCGATCCGGCAATGGTGTTTGCGCTGGCCAACTTGGTGCACGCCCTCGCCGGCCTAGTTAGAGCTATCTGGCCTAAGGGGATCAAAACATGACAGGAGATCTCGATGCCTCACTATGACCTACGTCTCTATAAAAAAGCTTCTCCGGAGGCTGCCAAGGGCATCTTGGTGGATCAATACCCCCTAGACGCTGCGGACGATGCGACAGCTATCAGGATGGCGGGAAATACACAGATACCAGCCTTCGACAATAGCGACTACTACTGTGTTTTCCGAGGTAAAGAGATAATCCATACCCGGAAGTTCTGATCACAGTGGGTTCGAGGTCCGTGGATTGGATTTCGAACCCACTGTCGTCCTAACACTTTGATTATCCGAATTTTGTGAAAATTTTTTGGAGTGGTGGCCCTGCCTTAGCCATGGCTGGAAATCGACCCTACCCCCCTTTCATGCCAACACCGCATAGCAACGATGCAGTATCGTGAAGTAAAGTGTGCGGTCAGTCGAGTTACTATTGCTCTCTGATGCTGATTATACCTCCGACTGACTGCGGTGTCAAGCATCAATACACACTTTCTTTCATCTATGCTGTGTCTCATCGGCCCAAGCCTCTACCCAGCCTAGTATCCAAGCATCGTATCCAAGCCTATCATCATGGCGGCGCTCAATCACCACGTGTTTCGCACCACCATCACCAGCGTCATCACGATCGTCAACACAACGGTCGTCATTTCGGGCGCCGAAGGATATTGCCGACAGATCAGCGCACATGTATAAATACCTTCAACGAACGACGAAGGTGTCTGAACAGTGACCAAAACGACCAAAGCTCCCCGTTATGTGGCCTATTACCGCGTGTCGACGGTCAAGCAAGGGAAAAGCGGGCTGGGTCTTGAGGCTCAGCGTGAGGCTGTCACCGGCTATCTCAATGGCGGCAATTGGAATCTCATTGCTGAGTTCGTCGAGGTGGAGAGTGGCAAAAACGATGATCGTGCTCAGCTGAGAGCCGCATTGGAGCAGTGCAGACTGACTGGCGCTACGCTGATCATCGCCAAAATCGACCGTCTAAGCCGAAATGTCGCATTTATCTCTGCCCTGATGGAAACCAGTGTGGATTTTGTGGCGGTCGATATGCCAACGGCTAACCGGCTGACGATCCACATTCTGGCCGCTGTCGCCGAGCATGAGCGTGAGATGATCTCAGCACGGACCAAAGCGGCTCTGAGCGCTGCTAGAGCCCGTGGGATGGTTTTGGGCGGGTTTCGTGGCCATGTGCCGGATCATCGTGCTGGAAATGCAGCGGCAGCGGCTCGGGCGCTGGAATTCGGCGCCCAAATCATGGTCCTGATTGCTCCTATGGTCGCTGAGGGTGCCAGTCTGCGGAAAATCGCCGCATACCTGACGGAACAGCAGATCCAGACGCCTCGCGGTGGGGCATGGACTGCAACTGGCGTCAAAAACGTGATTGATCGGGCCTCTCAAATAGCCGCATGAAAGGCCGCTACAGGGCTATAGATCGCGTCACGCAGGGATGTGCGCGGGATCATGGTAAACGCGCCCCAGCACGCTCAGGAGCATGGTAAACGCATGCTGGTGGGTGTGGGGACATCCGCGTGTACTTGATTACGTTGCCCACGAGGCTCCTTGGCTAATGGTGAGCGTTTTCTCCACTCTGAGGATTGTCGGACGTCATTTGGTCTTGCATCATAGAAATTGGCATACCCTTACGACTCCGAAGCATCAGGCAATGACGTCAAAACTCAAAAACAACCATTACGTCCCTCGGAGCTACTTGAGGAGATTTTCCCCGAATGGAAAGCAGATCACCCTCTTCAATATCAAGAATAGTCGAGTTATATCCGGAGCACCAATTAAATCCCAGTGTTCTAAGGACTACTTCTACACCCATAATCCACAATTCGAGAAACGCTTCTCGGAAATCGAGAGTCAGCACCATATTCTCATCAATTCGATCCTAGAGACCAAGACACCGCCGCCAAGAGGCAGTCTGGACCACGTTCACCTATTGGAATGCGTTATGCTCCAAGCTGGTCGGACCCAGACGGAGGTCGACGATATGGATCACATGACGGATGAGTATGGAAGAGCCATGCTGAGACATAAGTTCGAGAAAGAGGGCAACAGCGAGATGCTAGCCTTCCTCGATACCGTCACTCTCAAAACTACCAACGCGGTGATGGAGGCGGTACTGAATCATCTACTGATGTTTCCCCTTATCGAGGATATGGATTGCACCCTGCTGCTGAACCACACGTCGGAAGATTTTTTGACAAGTGATCATCCAATAGCACGCTGCAACAGTATGCCGACTCTTCGACCGGAAGATCGAACTCAGGGATTCGCGTCTAGAGGTTTGATCATTCTCTATCCGCTTTCCCCAAGAGTTATGCTCTTCTTGAGCGACGCCGAGGTCTATCACATCGAGCCAGCTGGAGCTTCGCAACGCCTCCACAACTCACGTGACGTCGTTGAACTCAACCTCATGCAGTTCACAAATGCTCATGAAAATGTCTACTGCCTAGATGGTGCACGTGTCGCGATGACACTGGAGGCATTTCGCAAGCGATCGAAAACCGTCAGGCCGCCGCGACCTCCTGTGTCAAAACTAGACGCGGCATCCGTTGTGGGTCGAAGAGGCGTGGTCTTCACTATTCAGACTGTGCCTCGGCGCTTATCCTTACCTAAACCAATTAAACTCAGACATGCGGCCAAGACCAAGAGGTTCAAGCTTGGTGATGAACACGTCCGGGACCCTATTCGGGCGTATCTCGTCCATGAAAGGTTGAAAGAACTAAAGGACCGCCATGAACCCAATGACCCAGACGACGAGGTATAGGACGGAGTTCGCGTGAAGGAATAATTGCCTTACCCCTTTCGTCTTCCCCCTTGAATGATAGCAAGTAGTTCCGCATCACTCATCGAAGTCGGATCCCGATTGATCGTTGTATTTACATCGACGCTCTGAAGGCGAGGCGCGACATATGGTGCAAGATCACGAGCCGCCGCCGCTGCTTTCGATAAATTCTGAAGTACCGTATCGGGATCATTGGCTCGCTGCGAGATGGCGAGGTAGTACTGCATCGTGTATTGCATGACCTCGATGGGTCCCCACTGAGCGAAGCGACTGTGCTCCATATCAACACCGGCGTCGCGTAGAGCCTCGGTGATCTCTTTCAGCTGAGCCTCGCTCTTAGCCGCCTTTTTCTCTCTTGCGGTTTGGGCCTTGCCCGACTCAGTTTTCGAGCCTGCTGGCCGTCCTGATCCACGTCTATAGCCCCCGTAGCTACCCTTCGGCTTCTCCTCAGCAATCTCACCCTGAGGATCATCCCCAGATTCAACTGATTCTTCATCGTTGTATTCGGCGTCGTCGTTGTCGTTGTCGTCACTGCTCATTTCAGCCAGTCCTGCTGCGGTTTCGGCCACGTGCGATATTCGAGGTACGGCTTAAACTGCTCTAGATAGTCTCGTGCCCGCTGTGATACGGCGCCATACGTCAGCAGGGCAAGATCCATCACGGCGTGCGCCTCCTTGTCCCACCCCTCGCTGTACAGATTCAGGAACGCGCCGCATATCGCCCCCAAATCTGGGTATTGCGTTGGATCGATGGTGTTTTCGTCTTTATTCTCGTCTCTGTCACTGCTCATAATGCTAACTCAAGTCTTGGGCAGGATCATCCTACCCATAGTGTAATTTGTCGATCTGACTGGGTTGAGCGATATCGCTCCACGAACTGACGCTGAGTATATGGCTCTCCCCAACTGATCATGGGTGATCTGAGCCTCCCTGCGCAGTACAGATTGTCGTCCTCCGGTGAGTCCTCACTATATCGTCCACCAAACTGCACACGATCCAACTCGAAGTCTAATTCACCAGAGACGCAGAATTCCCTGCCCGCTGGAGACGTGAATTTAACCCTCGGATCACCACATGAGTCGTAATCGAACGTGATATTGGTCGTTTTGCATATCGCCTGCTCGGACAGAATTGAATCGAGGACATGCTGGCTCACAATCAGGGACAAAAACTTTATCCCGAGGGTCTCCATCACGTGGTCTGCACTGTCGAGCAAGATTTTGCTATAATGACGCAAAGTGCGTTGACGGTCTGCTCTGTATTTTCGATTTCGTGCGGCCATTATCGTGCTCCCTTGAGACGGCTGATCGCGATGGTGCGTGATTCGTGCCAGTAGCGACCCGGGTCGTATGTCGTTGCCATAGTGGTATCACTTCTATTCATTTGGTTTCTCCTAGTTTCTTATTGTTTGTAGGTTGCGGCGTGTATCGCTCGCAGGTAATTAGCTAATGCCGTAGCCATTCTATTCGAGTGTATTCTAACGCAATCTGGATACAGACCGGTAATTGATTGCTCCATCTCCATTACTGCGTCGTACAGATCCATGGCGGCACTGATCAACTCCTCACCGGCTGTATCCAGTCGCAGCATGGTTAGATCTCGCGTCTGTCTGCCTGCGATTTGAATCGCTCCACCACGTCACAGAATGCGCTAACCAACTCACCAAATCGTTCCTGACCACGCTCTAGATCTGCCTGCTGTTGCTCTCGCGCCCAATTGCCCATCTGGACCAGCTGATCGAGTGTCAAACGATTCTTGGCAATGTTGCCGCCATGACTTACAACGTGACAATTGTCTCTGGTGTATGATTTGGCATTGTCAATGCGGTCCACTGATGCACTGTCGGGATGCGAATAGCCACGTCCGCGATCGAACGTGAGTGTGACACCAGTCAGAGGGCATGTCGTGACACCCTGTGCCAAATCGAGCACGTCCTGTAGCGTCAAAGCAAATTCACCATCGTGATATCGAGCGCGTGCTCTGGCGTCTCTGAGCGCCACCTTGGCCCATATCTCGACGGGGTCTGAATCGTAATATCGCGCCATCTCGATTTTGCGGTTACGCTCGCGTTTACGCAAAATTCTCTCTGCAACTCCCTCAGTTGGGAGTCTCGGTCTACCTGTCTGTTTTGTTGTTGTTTCGCTGTGTGTGTTTGTGTTTGTCATCGTAGTTATCCATAGAAGAGGACAGCCTTGATTGGTCTCTTCCTCTATGAATATTTACGGCTTAGTGGTAAAAACGACCTCTTAAGGGCCAAAAAACGCGAATTTACTCTTGCGGTGCGATTCTGAGCTCTGGTGAGTACTGGTCGTCATCTAGATTAGACAGCCGGAATAGCTCGTCAGCCGCATCCGTCAGCAGCATGGCAATCTGGGTCAGGAGGATCGCCATGCTGTATGCAGTGTCGGTGGATTTCATTTCTCGTCTTCTTTTTTGGCTGCCACCAATTCCGTGATTTCCTCGCTTGAGCACTCACGAGTAGGTCTCGGTGTATTATAATAATCCGTGACTGCCTCGACCCACTCCTCCTCTGAGCGTTCGCCCCTCTGGATCCGCACTGTGATCCCCGTGTCGTCGAGAGAGCCAAACCCACCCGGCTCACAGCCGATCGACCGTAGTTTCTCAAAGAGATCTTTTACTTCATCTGGTGTCATCACCTTGTTTCCTCTGGCGATCCCTGATGGATCTTGATTAAGTCGTCGTTGTATTTGATTGTGGTAAGGACCGCATGGGTCTCAGCTGAAACGAATGACAGTTCCCAATCGCCCGCTGTCAGGCGTGAGACGTAGAGGTGATGATCCTGCAATCTGCTGTCTGACCTGAGGATAATCTGGGGCAGTCGTTTTCCATTGAGGATCCTCACAGGACTGATCTGACCGTCCCCTAGATCCAGTGTGTAATTGGCATTCAGGACTGCGTCGCCGATCTCCACGAGCGTTTTGGGTGATGCGTAGATATGGACCACTACCGTCCCCTCATGGAGACGGCGGTTGGCATAGTGTTTGACCACATCCCTGCGGAGAGCCGTGAGGATAGTTGCAGCACGGCTCATGACTGCACCTCTCCGAGAACGAGACGGATGCCATAGTGGTCCGGAGGAGTGATGTCCGCCCTTCCCATGACGACATCCAGTGTAAGCGGTACCGATTTGGCGGGACCAGCCCCCATCAATAACGCTTCACCGGGTTCCATCGTTGGGTTCGGGATGATTTCAATCCCCATCATTTCCGCCCATGTCGGCAGCATCAAGGCTCCGATCTCCATGGCAACTGGCGACAAAAGATTGAGCCACAATCTATAGGGAATACCGGGAAGCGTCTGAACACTGATCCAGTCCAACTGCGCCTTCGCGTTCATGACATCCGATAGTGTGAGATTAGGCCCTGCGTATGTTTGGGTTTTGACTATCGACATATCAGCGATTCCCCATCGAGATCCGAATAGCGCGGCGAGAGCGATCCTCTGTGCTCCGGCCTGCTCCACTGATAGCCACAGGCGCCGCGATCGATCCCATGAAATTCCAGATCAACCTTGAATCGCGGCGGATGATCAGAATTCCATCCCGTTCT